CCTTTTGATTACTTTACTGAATAGCTATGACACACTTTGAAGATGTAAAACGAGCAGCAACCCCAACGACAATAGACTTTTTAAACGCTAGAATAGAAGCATTAGAAAGTAGAGTAGAATACTTAGAAGCAATACTAGAAGTAGAATATTTAAATAAAGAACAATGAACAAAGAAAAACTAACAGAGTTATACAAAAAGTATAACCTAACAAAAGATGACTTTTTTAAGCATCAACATTACACCATTATTACAAGACAAGGTATTGATAAGATACAGGCACTAGAGCAAATGAGTGTTAATTATGAAGTAATAAGATGCGAGCCTAACTATGCAGTATTTAAAGCACTTGCACAAAAAGATGGTAAAAGCATAGAAACCTTTGGTAGTGCGTTAAAAGGCGAGGGCTACAAAGATGGAAACTGTAATACGTGGTACGTAGCTGAAATGGCAGAAAAACGTGCAATGAGTAGAGCAGTCTTAAAGCTAACAGGCTTCTATGAATTAGGAGTATTTGGCGAAGATGAAAGCGAAAGTTTTAAAAAACAAAAAACAGAATATAAAACCCTTAAATAAATAAATATGAGTGCATTAATTAACTTTAGTTTAAACGTAGCAAAGCTACCAAAAGAGAAGTTTATCGCAGGTAAAGATGGTGCGGTTTACGTAAACCTAACTATGAGTGTAAATGATGAAACACGATACGGTAATAATACAGGTATCTATGTTAGTCAAACACAAGAAGAACGAGAAGCGAAAAAACAAAAGACCTATTTAGGTAATGGTAAAGTAGTTTGGAATAACGGAACTATTGTAAACGCTGAAAAAGAAGTACAGGAAGCTGTACAAGAACACCCAAAAGAAGAAGCTGCAGACCTACCATTTTAATTTTTTCATAATCAAGGGGGGTTTTTTACCCCCTTTTTTTATACCTTTAAAGAAAACAAAACAACAATAAGAAATGACAGAAGAACAAACTACACAAAATATGTTAATGGAACTCATAAAAGAAGAGTGTACAATAAACACTACTGAAGTTATGGAGTATCCACCTACAGCATTGAGTTTAGGGCAAAAAACAATAGACACAAAAGGTGGCGAATTAACGTTCCCTATACCAATAGGAACTTATGGGAACTTTAGCTTTGTACAAGCACCACCAAAGACAAAGAAAACATTTTTTGTTACACTACTAGCATCAGTATATTTAAGTGGTGGTAATAATTTTGGCGGTAAAATAAAAGGACATAGAGAGAGTAAGTGCTTAATACACTTTGATACAGAGCAAGGGCATTGGCACTCTCAAAGAGTATTCAAAAGAGTTGTAGATATGGCAAACGTTCAAGACGTAGGTTGTTATCAAACTTATGCTTTAAGAACGATTAGCTACAAACAAAGACTTGAATTTATAGAATTTATACTAAAAGAAAATAAAGATAAAAACGGACTAGTAATAATTGATGGTATAGCTGATTTAGTAAGTGATGTAAATAACTTAGAAGAAAGTAATTTATGTGTACAGAAAATAATGGAGTGGAGTGCAAAATTTAATTGTCATATCATTACAGTAATACATAGCAATTACGGAAGTGATAAACCTACAGGACACTTAGGAAGTTTTTTAGAAAAAAAAACAGAAACACAAATACAATTAGAAGCAAATACAGTAAACAAAGAATGGATAACAGTTAGTTGTAAACGTTCTAGGGGATATTCTTTTGAAACGTTTAGCTTTAGTATAAATCAATACGGACTACCTTTTGTAGTAGGCGAGATATACGACCCATTAGAATATTTTGTAGTACCAAAAAATAAAATTTTAGAATGAAAAAAAGCCTAGTAGAAGTAGCTTATTTAAAACACAAAGATTGGCTAAGAATAGTTTACGCTTTTGGTTGTAATAAAAGCACAGCAGAAGATATTGTACAAGAAATGTATATACAATTAATTCAAGATGTAGATAAAGGTTTAGACCTATGGCACAAAGAAGATGTAAATATTTACTACTGTTGGAAAGTGTTAAGAGGTATATACCTAAATACACACAAAAAAGAAGCTAGGCAAATAAAAGAATATATAGAAGAAATAAACGAACTACAACAAGCTGAAGAACTAGGTATAGATGAGATAGAATACGCTAAACGCAAAAATCAAATAGACGATATAATGAACGATATGTATTGGTATGATAGAAAGGTGTTCGAAATTTGCGCAAGTGGTAAAAGCGTTGCAGGATTGAGTAGAGATACAGGCATAAGCTATTATTCATTATACAACACTTATGTAAATGCAAAGAAACATATTAAAGAGCAGTTATGAATAAATTTGAACAAGATTTAAAAAATGGCAAAGAGTATGAACAAAAAGCATTAAAACATATTCAACAGAAATACCCTAAAGCATATATTATTGATGGTTATTTTTTATATTATGATATATATATACCTGAATTAGAAATAGGTGTTGAGGTTAAGAGTGATGCTCAATATAAAGTAACAGGTAATTTTTATGTAGAGTATTCTTGTTATGGCAAACCTAGTGGAATTGCAGCAACTAAAGCAGATATATATTATGTATATTTAGATAAATTATATATTATCAAAACAAAGGACTTAAAAGATAAATGTAGAAAATACATAAATACAAACCGAGATAAAAAAGGTGGCGATAATATGGCTAGTAAAGGAATTATATTACCAATAAAAGAATTATTATGAAACTAGGCGATTTAGTATATTACATTACTTATTATACAGGTGTTCATTGGCTTGTAAAAAAGATTAGCAAAGCACTAAAAAAAGATTGTGGGTGTGATAAGCGTAGAGATGAGTGGAACGATATAGATTTAGATTTATGGAAATAGAACACAAAGAACAATGGAAACAATTTAAAGCAGAGGTTACAACAAAACTAACTAAACCACAATACAAGCTATTATGCACGCTACACGCAAAGTATTATAATCATACTTATTATGAGCCTTGTAGCTGCAGACCCAAAGAATTAAAACGATGGATAGCTGATATTGATAGACTATACAATAAATGATAAAAGATGTACATAAATGGGAACTAGCAGTAATACACTTATTAAACTTAGATGGTTGGAACTTAAAGCACACAGGCGAGGGCTTTGAGCATTACGATGCAATAGGTACAAGTCCAAAAGGTACTGAAGTGGTAATTGAGATGAAGTTTAGAAACAAATACTACAAAGAAAAGCTAATAGAGGTTTACAAATACGATAAGCTAATAGAAACAGGTAAAATAGCTTTATACTTTGTTAATGACCCTAAAGGCAATTATATGTATTGGCTAAACGATTTAAAAGACTTAAAAAGTAAAGATATGTATTGCCCTGATACTACACTATGGACTAAAAAGAAAGTATTAAAGCCCTGTTATTTGCTAGATGAAGCAAAAGCATCAATAATTAATTTAAACGATTTTAAAAAATAATTGTTTATATTTTGTTTATAATTAAAAAAGTTTTGTATATTGCGGTATGAAAACACAACTAACAGATTTAAAAAAAGAACTATCACAGATACAAGCTACACTTATACACTTAAATAAAAAAGGTAGTTTAACAGAACGTATAAAGAAACGTTTAGAGAATAGAGAACTAGAAATAAAAAGTATAATATTTAATATTAGATAAAATGAAAACAAGATTGATGACTAATAAAAACAGAAACTCTTTTAGAATTGATGTAATAGAAAATAATAATTTGAAACAATTTTATTTTAATAACAAAAAAGATGCTTTACAATATCAAAAAAAACTAATACACAAATAAACAACAGCGCGCGCATGCGCGCTTTAAAACTAAATAAAATGAAGAAAACAAAAACAGGGTTACATATCCAAACAAGAAAAAACAGAATTGAGGTTTATACTAAAGCTGAACTAAAACAAAAAGAAGAAGAACGTAAACAAGCTAGACAGTTTATTATCAATGCTGCTATTATTACATTTGCTGCATTAACTTTTTTAATTGGTTTTATATTAGGTAAAGCATAATGGACGCACTGCAAAAACAAGCATATCATTTGTGGTTTAATTGGTTAGCTGATAAGATAATGGAGTGGAAAGATGCAAAGCCATTAAACAAAGACCTTAAAAATTGTGTAAAGGCAATGAATGAAATAGGTATGTTTGTAAATGGTTTGCGTACAGAAAACGAAGTACTAATAAAAAGAGTAACACTAATTAGACACCAAAAGAACGATATAATAAAAAAACAACAAGACGAGATAACACAATTAAAAGACGATTTAAGTAAATACGAAATGCACTATATAGACGAACACGAAGAAATAAGCACTTGTAGAATGTGCGACAAAGAAACAGATGGCGATACATACTGTTCAGATAACTGTAAAAACTATGATTTAGAATAATGGAAAATAAAATAAAATTACTAGACAATAAATATTACGATAGAGCAGAACTGCTTAAGCGTATGTTAGATGACACTTTTTACTATGGAGAACTAAATACCTTAGCTTTAAGTAGTAGTAGCTTAAAACAGCTTCTTTCAAGTCCTAAGACGTATAACTTTAGTTTGAAGTATGGGAGTGAAGAAAGTGCAGCACTTAGAGCAGGTGCATTATTTCATTGGGCAATACTAGAGCCTGAAAAATTTGCATCACAAAAGTTTGTTGATGTACAAAGTAGAAACACAAAGAAGTTTAGAGAAGCTAAAGAAGAATTTGGCAAAGTGTTTACTGCAAAGGAACGAAGCGAAGCTGAAAGGCTTGTAGATGCGTTCTACAGGAACGAACACGCTAAAGAACTAATTACTAAGGCAGACTTTGAAATACCTGCAATAGACAATGTTCTAGGTATGCCCTTTAGAGGTAAAGCTGATGTACTAGGCACTAATAGAATAGTAGACCTTAAAACTACAACTGATATAAAAGGGTTTAGTTATTCGGCTAATAAATACGGATATGATGTACAATGTTATTTATATTGCAACTTATTTAAAAAAGAGTACAAAGACTTTCATTTCTTAGTATTGGATAAGGGGAGTTTAGATATTGGTATATTTAACTGTTCTGAAGAATTTTACTACAGAGGCGAAGAAAAAGTAGAAAAAGCACTAGACTTATATAACAAGTTCTTTATAGAGGGTGCAGATTTAGATAACTATTGTTTAACAGGGGAATTATGAAGAAACAATATATATACTCAACACAGTCTTCTTTATGGGGAGATAGTGAATGTTTAGGGTTTGGTGCAGAGGACTTTTACATTAAAGAAATAGATAGGAAACTTGCAAATGAGTTAATAGTAAAAAATCATTACAGTGGTAAATTTTATAATGCTACTTATATACACTTGGGTCTGTTTGTAGATGAAGAAATAAAAGGTGTACTCCAATATGGGTATGCTATGAACCCTGCAAGTTGTGGGAGTGTTGTAACAGGAACACAAAAAGACGAGTATTTAGAATTAAATAGAATGTGGTTAGCTGATGGTATAGGGGAATATCCCGAAAGTAGAGCAATAAGTTATTCGATTAAATATATTAAACGTAAATATCCAAAAATTAAATGGGTACAAAGTTTTGCAGATGAAAGATGTGGTGGTTTTGGAATAGTGTATCAAGCTTGTTCTTTTGATTATTTTGGAGAGCACAATAGTTTATTTTGGACTTTAGATGGTAATGTATACCATAATAGTTTAATGACAAGAAACCCTAATTTAAGCAAGTCGGCTAAATATTTACAAGAAAATAAAAGCAGAGCAACAAGCGAAACATTAAGACAATTTAGATACATTAAGTTTTTAGACCAAAGAGAAAAAAAGAAATGTACACTAAAAGAACAACCATATCCAAAACATTATAAATAATAATTAAAACTATAAAAAATGAAATTTGATTTAAAAATAGAGTACTTAGGAAAAAAAGAAAACAAACACGAAGCTGAAAAAGATATGTATCACTTAACGTTTAAAACTTATAATGCAGAGGTTACAGGTAAATTTGAACGTAGCGAGTTAAGACACTTAATACAACAACTAGATAATGCAATAGTATGAAATCACTATGGAGAAAAACAAAGAGTGGGCGTTGGTATAAACTAAAACCACCAACAGACAAAGTAAAGTATATAGCTTGTGATGAAACGAGCCAAACAAATTACTACAGTAGAACTAATAAAAAGAGTAGTTACATAGATAGAAATTTAGAAAAATGAGAGCAACTTATTTACATTACGAGAATGGCAAAGGCTATGATGTTATAGACTTTATAAAAGATTATAACCTAAATTTTAACAGAGGTAATATTATTAAGTATATTTGTAGAGCAGGTAAAAAAGAAAGTGAGTTAAAAGACCTAGAAAAAGCTGCAGATTATTTAAAACGTGAAATAGAACATATAAGAAACGAGCAAGAAAAATGGATAGAGAAAAACAAATAGAACAACAAGAACTAGCTAACGAAGAAGTAAAAGCAGGTGTAGAAGATGCAATAGAAACGCTAAACCCTAGACACCTAAACTATTTAAAGAGTGTACTAATAGCACAACTTCTACTAGAAGCAAACGATGAACTAAAAGGAAGTCAAGCCTTTAAACAAAATATAAAATACCAAGTAGGTAAGACTAACAAACTACTAGAACAAGTATACCAAGAGGGTTTTAATACGATATATTATAATAACCCTGAAATGTGTACAAACGTTCTAAACAAAATAGATAGTTTAATACACAAAATAAAAGTGGCTTCTATTGATGAACTTGTAATAATAGATGCACTAGTAGACCAATACTTTAACAACAAAGAAGAGATAAACGAAACACAAACCGCTGAATTTACAAAGATAGAATAATGACACTAAAACAACTTAAAGAAGAACTAAACAAATACTATAAATTTGATATAGCAGAACGTAATAGGCATAGAGAGTATGCATACGCTAGAAAAGTCTATTGTAAACTAGCAAGAGAGATAGGCTATACATATCAGGCACTAGGTAAAGAAATAGGACTAAAACACGATGCAGCACTATACCACGCAAAAGATTTTAAAGTAGTAGCAGAACAGGATAAAAGCATATACAATAAAATAATACTTCAAAATAATTTAGATGTAGAGGTATGTAAAACAAAAAAGATACCAACGTTTAAACCTGACACGCTAAAAACTAAAAAACCTAAAACATATAAAGAAGCATTACTAAACGATGTAATAGATACTATTGGAGCGTGGAACGATGAAACAATAAACAACTTTATACACACAAGACTAACACCCTATAACAAACTAATAGAAACTACTAAACCACAAAAGAAAGTAGAAGATGTAAAAGGTGCTACATTAAACAGACCTGTTAAAAACCCTGTACTATGCTAATAACAAACGAAGATAATATGGAGTTAATGGCTAGGTATGAAGATAACTACTTTGACCTTGCTATAGTAGACCCGCCTTATGGGATAGGTTGGGATAAAGAAAACTCTACCAATATGAGTGCAGGAGAAAGAAAAGATGGAACAAAAAGAAAAATGAAAACTTGGAGTAAACCAAAAGCAAAAAAATATAAAAAAGGTAATTGGGATAATGCAATACCTAATGCTGAATATTTTAAAGAACTTGAAAGAGTTTCAAAATATAAAATTATATGGGGTGGTAATTACTTTTCTGAACACT